GAATTAAAAGCTCCAAATAATTGTCTACACACAATTGTAAAATCCAAAGGAGGTATAGTAAATACTCGCGTTTTTCCTTCAAAAACTTTAATAAAATCTCGTCTTTCATCTTTTTGAGTATCTATCCATAAGCTTGGAACTCTAATTCCTTTTCGTGCTAAAGCCATTCTTTCCAATACTTTTTCTTGTAATTCATCACTTACAATTTCATAATCAAATGAATTTGGAATACGTTGAATAAAAGGATATTTTCCTTTAGCTCCTTTCATTAAATTCCAAGGATAACCACTAGAGGTTAACATGTCCATTCTCGCAACATATTCATCATCTTTAATTCCATTCAAAGCTTCAAATTGATTAAGAACTCTACATCCAACACCACCTCTTAAAGGTTTCATGATATCACTAACACATTCAATAACACGATCTAAAATTTCATTATCGATTATTGGTGCTGGATTTCCATATTTCTCAATACCCTTTCGAATAGGAGTCGTATCACCAATCCTAAAAGCACGTGGATCCATTGAATTCAGAATAGCAGAAGAAGTTCTTAAAGGATAAATCTTTCCATGAGTTATAGATGGCACAATTCTGGTTTTTTCACTAATACGTGGATGTTTAAATATAGTTCCAAGTTTCGTAAAATTTCCTTGGGCTTGAATACAACCTAAATCAGTATTATGAATATCCACTTTAGGGTAAGCAGGTTGCAAATTAAAACCCAAAACTCTTAAACCCTGATTAATCATTTCTTCAGTAACAATTTGAGCTAGTCCATCACCAGTACTTCCTCCTGCAGAATGAATTCCAACGATTTTACGAGCTGCATATTTATCCAACATAACAACTGCAGATCCACACATACCTGGAAAAGTATCAGTTTTATAGGACCATGCTGTAGCTTCTGCAATAACAAAATCTGAATCTTGATTTTGATTTTCACAAATTTCACCACGTGCATTAGGATTATTCCAAAAATTAGTCTCTTTTTCAGTATTAGCTGAATAAAAGAAGGCCAAATCATTACGCTTAACCTTAGTTTCAATTCGATAAACAATAGGAATCATAGTACGGTCAACTGTTGCCATCAATGCTGGAAATTCAATTGCATTCTCTAATCCAGCATTAGTAATAAAATGTTTAGAAATATCCTTATAAATTGGCAAACAGGCATCCATTTCATATAAGACAACATCCTTTCCAATCCGCACTAATTTCTTAGAATTATATGCATTCCTAAAAATAGATGTTCCTATCTTTATTGTAATAACTGTGCCATCTTTATGTTTATCTCCATTTCGATCACAAAAGATATGGTAAACGGACAAAACAACACGTCCACCAATCATGATACAAACCATTTCATAATCCTCAATATTAATTCTACCCAAATGTGGAACCAATTTATTATTAGTAACTTCCATAGCATTTTGATCAATACAACCTTCTGCTTTTATAGGTTGAGGAGGACGAACTATTGGCTTTAATTGATTCATACGTTGTTGAGTCTTCAAATGATGTCCTGAATAAACACCTTCCGCTGCTAAAAATTTCTTAACTCTTGGATCACGTAAAGTACTATCAACAATAGCTTCAACCTCTTCATCAGTTAAATTGGCAAAATCTTCACAATGATCCATAGCATTGGAAAAAATTTCCACCATTTCTGGAGTAGAATTTTTAAGGCGCGAATACAATCCATCCCAACGTCCCTCTGCAACCAATTTTTGAATACGTGGATGATTAAACATATTTCCCAAATCCTTCATCGTTTGTTTATTTTCAACTTTACTAATTTTTGAAACTTTATCAATTTTATTATTACTAACATACCGCTTAATTCCATAAATCATTCCAATTGTACCAGCAACAATTCCAGCCAACGGTAGTATGGCACACAATGCTTTATACCATAAAGGCTTCTCCATCTCTTCATCAATCTTTTTCAAGGCTTCATAAAATCTAGCACCCTCAACTTGTGTAAATAATTTTCGTCTATCACCCTCTGCAAAGGTGTTATTTAAATTCATAAATTGAGAAAATTCATCTGCCAAACCCTCTGCTTTAGCTGGTTGCATATTTGCTGCCTCTATCATCGCTTCATAATTCAAACCTGCTTGATATTGCTGGTTTATATGAGAAACATATTTTTTCTTAACCTCAGAAATAAATTGTTGATAATTTAAAGTATCACCTCTCCATCCTTGATCAAAATTATGTCGTTCAGTAAATTCCCAATGTGAATAATCAGCTGGAATTTTAGCTGGATCAACTTCCAAACTTCCATTTTTCCTAAATTCTTTCTTAACTCTTACTTCATAAAAAGCATGTCGACGGCGATATAAGGCCTGTGGATCACGTAATTCATTAGCATTCAAATAAGCCATATTTGATGAACAAATAACAACCTGTGATCGAAAAACTTCCCCTTTATCTTCTAAAGAAGCCATAGGTAAACGCATTTGTTCATTCGAAACAATAGTCATTAATTCGCCAATATCTCCGGGTCCATTAGTACTACCAATCAAAGCCCCAAAATCGTCATATTTAACTGCAAACTGACCAGTATATCCATCCCAATGTTGAACAGCAGGGTTACGTGACCAAGCTAAATTTGGAGTATCTGGAGGACAACCTGCTAGAATAGCTGGTAAAACTGTCATTAAAAACGACTTTCCCTGACCTGATTCTCCATACAAATAGACAACAAAAGGTACTCGTCTTCCACCACGATTGATTGCAGACATATCAACAATTTTATATAAAGCATCAATTTTCTTAAACGAAGATTCCAATAACTTATAAATTTGGGCAACTTTCGTTCCTCGTGAAGTACATTCTTTTAACAATTCTTGTCCAGTTTTATATAAATTCAAAACTTGCTGTTGTATCTTATGATCAAAAGCCGCACGAACAGTATAATCATGTGAATCCAAAGAATTTACTTCATCAATCCATGTATAAAATTTTGTTCCAGGTGCAAAAATATCCAACCACCATTTAGTTGGAATAACATAAGATAACCAAATCTGAACTTGTTCTGGAACAGAATGAAGAAAAACCATGGCTAATTCACCTAAATTTTTAACTTCACGAGCTATACCTTGTTTATATCTCAACGCTTCATTTACATATTTCATCTGTGCCATATCTGGTGGTTTACCCATTATCAATGTACCAATTCCTTCAGTTAATATATCAAAAATTGCTAACCCTTGTGCTCGTGCTGCTTCTGGTCCCTGTACAGTTTCATTCGAAACCGAGACATGCACGACATTCTTAACAAATTGATTTATTAACATAGCATCAACACCAAATAATTGAAATAAACGCACAATTAATGTAGGTACAGTATAAAATATTTTATTTAAACAAGCCATAATAATATCATAAGCTATCGTAATAGCATCCAAAATTTTTTCCAAAAAAGGTTTAGCTACAGGTATTATTTCTAATGTTTTCTTAATATTTTCTATCATAGACGAAAAATGACCAGCAGCTTCTGATATAGCTCCAGCTGATTTACGATATTCCAAAAGAGTTTCTCGTAATTCTGGTGCAACACCATTCAAAATTTTTATTGCTTCTTGTGCAGAATGCGTTGTTTCAACAAGTGATGGAAATTGACGTTCGAAAAATGTTTCATCACGCTGACGTCCAATTTCTTGACCAACTTCTTCAACAATAGGAAAACCCATATTATCATTTTGAACAGAAGACAAGGCACAATTTAAAGTACTCATATCGATTTGATCCCTCATTTACCACTGAGTGGTTCTTTGATAGAAGGCATACCTTGAGGAGGTCAACTCATGGCTAATAGTGGGAACACAGCAGTTACTGCAATTATCTTACCACCTAGCTTGAGGGAATTGCTACATAAAAACAAGATCAAAAAGATCCGGTAAATATGCACTTATGCCCACTATATATCATTACTTCATACGCCCATAATCATTATAGCATTGCTCCTTCGACAGAGATACTATTCATATAGCTGACCTTTGAGTAATGATCCAATATAAATAATAACCGCAAATACGCGGGGTACACGTAAGGGTCCAAATATAACATCGGTAATGTCAAAGGGTAAAAGCAGATTCAATAAGAATATTCCATGGTCAAAGAATAATCCATAAACATTCCATAGTCTAGTTTCAAAAGAGCATATGTAATAACAATAACCGGAGCTATCAACTCCGGGCCGAAATCTTCACAGCATCGACATCGCTGTTCCAAGAGGGAGGGGGAGGGTAAT